AGTGGCTGGTGGACTGGTACGACAAGCAAGGACACCGGTCGAAGTCCATGCGCATGGCGCTGGAGAAGTACGCCGCACTGGGAGAGAAGCAATGACACACCGAGACGAAGACGAAGAGATCATCGACAACGCACTGGACCACCTCGCTTGGCAGCGCCGGGAGATCGACAGGCTTAGTGAGGCTTTGCAGAAGATTGCCGATAGGGCGCGGGCCTTGCGCCACGGCACAGACGATTGGTTTGAGCTTGCCGAGTTTGAAGCAGTTGCCACCGCCGCACTGGGGGTTGACACTGTTTAGTTAGAGTGCAATTACCCTCACGTAAGAAGGAGCAAATACATGGCAGCGACCCCGGAAAAGCGGGTGAAAGATAAGGTGGTGGGCATCCTCAAGGCCGAGGGTGCTTACTACTTCTTCCCGGCAACCCATGGCTACGGACGTAGCGGGGTCCCTGACATCGTTGCCTGCGTGAACGGGCGCTTCCTTGCCGTCGAGTGCAAGGCTGGGAAGAACAAGCCGACCGCCCTTCAAGTCCGCGAGATCGAGAGCATCCGTCACGCTGGCGGCGTGGCTGTCGTGGTCAACGAAGAGAACTGGGACATGCTGACCGAGTTGGTCCGCAAGATGAAGCGGGGAGAGACTGATGCGTAAGTGGCTAGCCTTCCTGTTCATGGGGGTGCTGGGCATGGCTGGCTTTATCAAGCTGACGCAGCGCGACCCTGACGACGATGGCTGGGGTGACCTTGGCCCTGACTGGTGGGACCTGTGAACCCCGCACTGCGGCACTGGCTGTTCACCAACTTCGGTTGGGACATTTATGAATGGAGCGACGATGACCTCAGGTTCTAAGACCTTTGGCAAGCCCGAGCGCTACGGGCTCTCTGCTATGCGCGTAGGGGAGGTTAAGTCCTTCCCTGACGTAACCAAGACTGAGCATGAGCGGATCAAGCGGTCTGCCCACAACTACAACGCACGCACCGACATGGCCTTCCTTACCCGGTCACGGGACGGTGTGCTTTACGTAACGAGGGTTAAGTGATGGCTATCTCCCGCGCTGAACTGCTCAAGGAATTGCTGCCCGGTCTGAACGAGTTGTTTGGCACGGAGTACGAGAAGTACGACACCACGTGGGCTGTCTACGCCGACTGCAACCTGAACGATATGACGTGGCAGGTTAAGCGGATCATCCCGTGGTTAGATCGTGATCCTCGGGTGAGTGACTTTAACGTGCACAAGGTGACCGAGGCCAAGGACGAGCTGGACGCCTACAAGAAGTTTATGGAGCGAACCCGCTGATGCACATTATCACCTACGACTTCGAGACCTTCTACGACAAGGCATACTCGCTCTCTAAGATGACTACGGAAGAATATATCCGTGACGAGCTCTTTGAGGCTATCGGCATTGCCGTGAAGGTGGACGATGGGGAGACCCAGTGGTTCTCTGGTCCCTACCAGCAGACCAAGAAGTGGCTGGAGCAGTTCCCGTGGGACAACGCTGTGGCTGTGGCACACAACGCCATGTTCGATGCGGCTATCCTCAACTGGCACTTCGACCTGCGGCCCAAGCTGATTGCTGATACGCTGTCCATGGCCCGCGCTATCGACGGGGCGGATGCTGGTAACAGCCTAGCCAAGCTGGCCGAGCGCTACGGGCTGGGCGTCAAGGGCACCGAGGTGGTCAACGCGCTGGGTAAGGGGCGGCTGGACTTCACGCCGGAGGAGCTCGCCCGCTACGGCGACTACTGCATCAATGACGTGGAGCTGACCTACAAGTTGTTCCAGCAGATGGCACCGCTGATGCCCAAGCTGGAGATGCGCCTGATCGACCTGACCATCCGCATGTTCTCTGAGCCGGTGCTGGAGTTGGATACGGACGTACTGCGCGGTCACCTCGCAGCCGTGCAGCAGAAGAAGGCCGAGTTGCTGGAGAAGGTCGAGGCCGATAAGTCGGTGCTGATGAGCAACCCGCAGCTGGCGCAGCTGCTTATTACGCTGGGCGTGGTGCCGCCGACTAAGGTTAGCCCCACAACGGGTAAGGAGACATGGGCCTTTGGTAAGAACGACGAGGGGTTCAAGGCGCTGCTGGACCACCCTAAGGCGGCTGTGCAGGCGATTGTGGCGGCGCGGCTTGGTGTTAAGTCTACGCTGGAAGAGACGCGCACGGAGCGGTTCATTCGGATTGCCGAGCGTGGGACCCTGCCCGTCCCCCTACGTTACTATGCGGCCCACACGGGACGCTGGGGTGGAGACGACAAGGTAAACCTCCAGAACCTGCCGCGTAAGTCACCGCTCAAGAAGGCGATGAAGGCACCCGATGGCTACATGCTTATCGACTGTGACTCTTCGCAGATCGAAGCGCGGACCCTTGCGTGGCTAGCTGGGCAGGATGATCTGGTCGAGGCGTTCGACCGGGGTGAGGACGTGTACAAGATCATGGCCTCCAGCATCTACAACGTGCCGGTCGAGGAGGTGACGGACGCGCAGCGGTTCGTGGGCAAGACCACCATTCTTGGTGCGGGCTACGGGATGGGCGGCGTCAAGTTCCGCATGCAGCTTAAGACCTTCGGCGTGGACCTGCCCGAGGAGGAGTGCCGGTACATCATCGACGTGTACCGTCGTACCTATCCCAAAATCCCCGAGCTCTGGCAGTCTGCTGGGCGGGCGCTTGAGGCACTGCGGACGCAGCGCACGGCGCAGATCGGGCGTGAGGGCGTGCTGAACGTAGACCTGCTGGGCATCCGGCTGCCTAACGGCATGTACATCCGCTATCCGAACCTGCGGGCTGTGGACACGAACGGCAAGACCGAGCTTGTCTATGACCTCAAGAAGGGCCGCGCTACTATCACTTCTCGCATCTATGGCGGGAAGGTCGTCGAGAACGTCTGCCAAGCGCTGGCCCGCATCGTGATCGGTGAGCAGATGCTGATGGTCGCACGCCGCCTGCGTGTGGTGATGACCGTGCATGACGCTGTGGGCGCTATCGCTCCGGTGGATGAAGCCGATGAGGCACGTACGTTTGTAGAAGACTGCATGCGCATCCGCCCCAAGTGGGCGCTGGGCCTGCCGCTGAACTGCGAGAGCAAGATGGGAGCAAGTTATGGAGGCTGATGAGCCGATCCACCCCGGCGTGGAACTGCTCTTGGCACGGATGGACAGCCACCCGGAGGAGTTCGCAACCGACCTCCGTTGGGCACGGCATTACCAAGCCTACAAAACCCACTGGAACGTAGCGGAGAAGCGCCTGTTCTCTAACAAACTGCGCGCCATCCGCATGCAGGCAATGCACGAGAACCTGATGAAGGAGCTACTGAAATGAGCGAGGAGGACACCGTTCACCCAGTGGTCGAGCTACTGGCAGCCCGGATGGAGAGCCACCCGGAGGAGTTTCGCATCTACAATAATAGCACGCTGGCTATCGGTGGGCGTTGGGAGACTTGGATTTCCCAAATCCGCCCGTTCATGAACGAAGCAGAGCATAGGCTACTCTTCAATAAGTCCAAGGAGGCTTTCCTCCAGCGCGTCCACGAAGAGGTGCTGGACGAACTGCTCAATGGTGAAGCACGCCGGGCCGAGGAGCGCCGCCAGCGGAAAGAGGCCGAGGAGCGTATGATGGCTCAGGTGCAACAGAGCGCTCTCCAACCGGGCCAGTTTGCGCAGGTGCAGAGCCTAGGTGCGCTTCAAAGCGCGGGTGCCATCCGGCTTGGCAGCGAGACCATCGACGAAGGCATGCTTAAGCAGATCAAAAGGAAGCTAGGACTATGAGCGAGTATCAATTCACCAAAGACTGGTTCAACTGGGCACCGCAGGTGTGGGAGCAGCTGGCTGCGCACCTACCGGAGCGTAAGTCGTTCCTTGAGATCGGCTCGTTCGAGGGTCGCAGCGCGGTCTGGATCATCGAGAACATGATGAACCCCGGCGACTGGATTGACTGCGTTGATACGTGGGAAGGCGGCGAAGAGCATGGCGATGAGGACATGCAAGCTGTCGAAGCCCGGTTCGACCACAACATCATTAAGGCGCTAGACTGCTCCTCTGCAATCCACCGCAGCCGTGAGGGTAGCTGGGGGCACACCCGCTTCGCGAGTGATGGGCCGGACAGGACCAATAACCGCGTCTACAAGTACAAAAGCACGTCCACCGAGTTTCTGGGTAGTAAGCTAGCGCACTGGGTAGACGGCAAGAACCTCTACGACTTCATCTACATCGACGGGAGCCACACGGCCCCTGACGTGCTGACTGATGCTTGCATGGCTTGGCCGCTGCTCAAGCCCAAGGGGATGATGGTGTTTGACGATTACATGTGGGGCGACCCGCGTGACATCCTCCACCGCCCCAAGCCCGCCATCGACGCCTTCTGCAACCTGTTCGCGGAAGAAGCTGAGATCGTCCACGTTGGTTACCAACTGGTCGTACGTAAGAAGCCCTAACCCAAGAAGGAGCAAATGACATGGGTATTGCTGGAACTAAGAGGGGAGACACTGCACGGCGCATCTACGCAGTGCTGAAGCGTAACCCCGGTCTGACACGCGCTGAGGTAGCTGCGTATATGCCGGACCTGACACCTAACGCGGTCGCTTGCATGATGAGCAAGATGAAGAAGGAAGGCGCGGTTGAAGTGCGCGGGCGCAAGATGATCCGCCCCGATGCCACCGCAGGGTCTAAGACCGCTCCTATCTACCACGTTAAGTACAAGTCTGGCGCAGTGCCGACCAAGCCTAAGGTTAAGCCTAAGCCCAAGGCACCCAAGGTGCGGCGCGTGGTGGAAGCACCGAAGCCAGTGGTGAATACCAAACCGGCTTGGAGCGTTGCCGACATCAAGCCTGAGCCGGAAGGTCCGAAGACCCCCGTGGCTGAGCGTGAGGTTCTGGTGCTTCGCCACCTGACTGACATCTACGAAGCTATGAACCTGATGACCGACCAGCAGGACGCGCTGATCGCGATCCTCAAGGATACGCTGCTTCAGCTGAATGCTACCGAACGAGAACTGGACCGGGAACGGCAGCGCCGCAACTGGTGGGATAAGGTTAAGGAACTGTTCTGATGACTGACGAAATCAAAGTGAAGCCGGTGGAGACCAAGCGCCCATCGCTGATGATCGCCACCCCCATGTACGGGGGCATGTGCACGGGGCACTACGTTCAGGGGCTGCTGCTCACCATGCAGAAAATGCGGGAGATCGGCGTCAACGTAGCGTGGTGCCAGATCATGAACGAGAGCCTGATTACGCGTGCACGTAACGAGCTGACTCGCGTCTTCCTTGAGAGCGACCATGACTACCTCATGTTCATTGACGCTGACATCGGCTTCGACGGGGAGGCCATCGCGCAGCTGATGCTGGCCGACAAGGACATCGTGTGCGGCATCTACCCCAAGAAGGAAGTCAACTGGGATAGCGTCAACAAGGCGGCGCAGGAGGGCAAGGAAGGGCTAGCTGACTATGCAGGTGCCTTCGTGTTCAACATGATCGGCGGGGACGCTGAGAGTGACGAGAGCGGCTGCATCGAGGTGCGCCACGGGGGCACTGGCTTCATGCTCATCAAGCGCGGGGTGTTCGAGCACCTCAAGCCGCATGTGCCGACTTACCGGGTGTCGTCGTTCCAGAACCCGGAGACGGGCGAGTACGACAAGCCGCTGACGCATGAGTTCTTTGCGACCAGCATCGACCAGAGCGGCGCGCTGCTGTCGGAGGACTACCACTTCTGCGAACTGTGGCGCGAGCACGGGGGCAAGATTCATGCTCATCCGTTCATCAAGCTCAACCACGTAGGCACGTATATCTTTGGTGGTGACATCCTGAAGAGCGGAGGGAACCTGAAGTGAGGATCAAAAAGCTACAGCGCGGGTACACCGCATACTTGTCGGATCACGAGTACTCGATCCTGCAGATCATGGCCGAGCGGTTCGACATCGAGACCGAGTGGAAGGGCTTCACCAGCGGGCAGAAGCGGTCGTGGGGTCGCCGCATCCGAGGCGGTAAGTTCCTGCGCGTCGATAAGGATACCCGGAGATGGTAGACGTAGATGCGGTACTAAATGAGCGGGGTGCCACCTACGGCACTTTCTCTGGGGTGGCGCGAGTGACCCAACACCTTAAGCACTGCCTCAAGCAGGGGGATAGCTACCACAAGCTGGCCCCTGACCAGAAGGAAGCCCTCGACATGATCGCTTCGAAACTGGGGCGGATTGTCAACGGTGATCCTGAGTACGCAGATAGCTGGGTGGATATTGCCGGGTACGCCAAGCTGATCTCTGACCGGCTACAAGGGTAGGAGAGGTAGGATGGACCTCATGCTTTATATCGTCGCCTGCTCCACTGTCGGCGTTCTGGGCTATGTGTCCGGGCGTTGGCATGGATATATTGACGCCCAACCCAAGCGCGATAATACTGGGCGTTTCAAGAAAAAGGACTAACCCCCGTGACGGCATGGTCGTACAGCAGCATCAAGACCTTTGAGCAGTGCCCTAAGAAGTACTTCCACCTCAAGGTGGCTAAGGACGTAAAGGACGAGCCCGGAGAAGCTGCTGACTACGGCACTGCCGTGCATGAGGCGGCGGAACTGTTCATCAAGGACGGTACGCCGATCCCGGAGAAGTTTGCTTATATTCGCCCGGTTGTGGAGCGTCTTGCTGCCATACCGGGCGAGAAGCACGCCGAGCTCAAGCTGGGCGTACGTAAGGTGGGGCACGCCTACGAACCCTGCGACTTCTTCGACAAGGATGTGTGGTGGCGCGGCATCGCCGACTTGCTGATTATCAACGGCGATAAGGCATACTGCATCGACTACAAGACGGGGAAGAGTGCGCGCTACGCTGATACCAAGCAGCTGGACTTGCTGGCCGGTGCGGTGTTCACGCATTTCCCTGATGTACTTCGGGTCAAGTCGTCACTTATCTACGTCGTTAGCGGAGAACTGATCCCCAAGACGCACGTGATTACGGAGAAGAGCAAGTACCTGTCGGTCTTCGATGCGCAGCTGGATCACCTCGACGCGGCCATGGAAAATGGTGTATGGAACGCCAAGTCCAGCCCGCTGTGCCCGTGGTGCCCGGTCAAGACTTGTGAGAACTGGAAGCCCCGGAGGAAGTGATGGCCCGCAACTACCGCGCCGAGTACGACAAGTACCAAGGCAAGCCCGAGCAGATCAAGAACCGCGCTGCGCGCAATGCAGCCCGTGCCAAGATGATGAAGGCGGGCAAGGTCAAGAAGGGCGATGGCAAGGACGTTGCCCACGTGAAGGCATTCGACAAGGGCGGCAACAACAGCACTGGGCTGCGGGTCGAGAGCAAGTCGGCCAACCGCTCGTTCAAGAGGGACAGCAAGGGCAACCTCGTTTCGGAGACCAGTAAGCGCGAGCGGAAGAAGAAATGAAGGCGACCCACACGGACTACAAGCACCCGCGCCACCTGCGCGTGGAGCACAACGAGAAGGACGGTTCTGGCGGGGTATGGTGCGTAGCACCCTCTGCTTCGATCTACGCGAAGCTCAATAAGCCGGGACTGCCCTCATATAAGTAATCAACCTCAAGGAGCAAACGTGAGGATCATCGAGAACAAGGCACTCCTCATGGAGATGCCGAACCCGTCCGTGGTGACCGGGGCAATCAAGAAGAGCGCGCTGACCCGTGAGGGTGTGTTGGTGCACTGGGGCCACGACGAGGCCGAAGAGCTAGCTAAGCTGCGTAACGACGTACCGTCGCCCATCCTGCGGGACTACAAGTGGACCGGTAAGTTCACCCCGTTCGATCACCAGAAGGAGACTGCATCCTTCCTGTCGATCCGGCGCAAGGCTTTCTGCTTCAACGAGCAGGGCACGGGTAAGACGGCCAGCGTCATCTGGTCCGCTGACTACCTGATGAAGAAGGGGCTGGTTAAGCGCGTACTGATCCTCTGCCCGCTCTCGATCATGAAGTCGGCATGGCAGAAGGACCTGTTCACCTTTGCTATGCACCGTTCGTGTGGCGTGGCGCACGGCTCTGCCGCGCAGCGCAAGAAGGTGGTTGCCTCCGGCGTAGAGTTCGTCGTGATTAACTTCGACGGCCTGTCGGTCGTGGCCGAGGACATCATGAACGGTGGCTTTGATCTGATCGTGGTGGACGAGGCCAACGCCTACAAGAACGCGCAGACCAACCGCTGGAAGGTGCTTAACAAGCTGGTCAAGGCTACGGACCCGCGCCTCTGGATGCTGACCGGGACGCCTGCCGCACAGTCGCCCGTCGATGCCTACGGCCTCGCTAGGCTCGTCAACCCGGAGAACTGCCCCAAGTACTACACCGAGTTCCGTGCAGCGGTGCTAACCAAGGTTACCACGTTCAAGTGGACGCCCAAGCCTACGGCTCCTGCCTACGTGCATAAGATTCTGCAGCCTGCGATTCGGTTTGAGAAGAAGGACTGCCTCGACCTGCCGGAAGTCACGCACGTGGAGCGCGAAGCCCCGCTCACGCCGCAGCAGCTGAAATACTACAAGCTGCTCCGTGACGAGATGATTATGGAAGCAGCAGGCGAAGAGGTTAGCGCGGTCAACGCGGCTACTAAGCTCAACAAGCTGCTCCAGATCAGTGGTGGCGCGGTCTACACGGACACTGGCGAGGTGCTGGAGTTCGACGTGAGCAACCGCCTCAACGCGGTGCTGGAGGTTATCGAGGAGGCCAGCCACAAGGTGCTGGTCTTCGTGCCCTTCACGCATACCATCGAGCTACTCAGGGACCGGCTGGAGAAGGCCGGGATCAGCTGCGGTGTCATCAACGGGCAGGTATCGGTCAACAAGCGCAGCGATCTGGTGGATCGGTTCCAAGCCAACAAAGACCCGCACGTGCTTATCATTCAGCCGCAGGCGGCTTCGCATGGCCTGACCCTGACGGCAGCGGACACGATCATCTGGTACGCACCTGTCACGTCAGTGGAAACCTACCTGCAGGCCAACGCCCGCATCAACCGGCCCGGCCAGAAGAACGCCATGACAATCGTGCATATCAAGGGCAGCCCGGCTGAAGAGAGGCTGTATACGATGCTACAGGGGAACATCAGCCACCACGAGAAGCTGATCGACCTCTACCGTGACGTGCTGGCCGAGTAGCTCTTGACACTGTTTAAAACCTACTTTACCGTTCACCCACCAACCAGAAGGAGCAAGCAATGGAAGGTGAAACCCTGCCTGCCGACAAGCTCGTGAAGGTCTACCGGAAAATCCGGGACGCCATCAACGAGAAGGAGGAGGCGCACAAGACCGCAATCGCGGAACTGAAGGAGCAGCTGGATGCCATCGGTGCCAAGCTGCTTGAAATCTGCAACTCGCAGAACATGGATAGCCTCCGCACGCCGGAGGGAACCGTTACGCGCCGCGCAGTGACCCGCTACTGGACGAACGACTGGGAGTCCATGTACCGCTTCATCAAGGAGCAGGATGCTCCGTTCCTCTTGGAGCAGCGCATCCACAACGGGAACATGAAGCAGTTCTTGGAGGATAACCCCGAGACCCTGCCGATTGGCCTCAATGCAGACACCAAGTACGCTGTTACCGTACGCAAGCCGACTAACAAGTGAGAGAGATCATGAGCAACCTTGCAATCTTTAAGAACCCCGGCGCTGTCGCCGCCTCCGCCCTGCCGCCCTCGAAGCTGGGCCAGCAGATCGCTGAGAACTCTGTGGGCGGCTACAACCGCATCGCCACCAACACCAACGGCACCTTCAAGCGCATCGTGAACGGTGAGCAGATCGGCAAGGCTATCCGTGGTGAGTTCAACGCCATCATCGTTGACATGCTGGAGAAGCCGAGCCGCGAATACTACGCAGGCCAGTACGACCCGGATGCCAAGGGCACTCTGCCGGACTGCTACTCGCTGCTGGGCGACAAGCCGGAAGCCAAGGCCAAGAGCCGCCAAGCTGCTAACTGCGCATCGTGCTCGATGAACATCGACGGTTCGGGCCAGAACGGGAAGGGTAAGGCTTGCCGCTTCAAGCGCAAGATCGCCCTGCTGCTGGAAGGCGATACCTCTGGTGACCTCTACCAGTTCAACGTGCCTGCAAAGAGCCTGTTCGGTAAGGGCAATGGCAACACACATCCGTTTGAGAGCTACTGCCGCTTCCTCGTGAGCAACGGCGCGGCCCCTGACCGCGTTGTTACCACGATTGCCTATAACCTCGACGCCGAGACGATGGAGCTTACCTTCACGGCTGACCGCTTCATCACCGAAGAAGAGTTGGCAATGGTCGAAGCTGCGCAGGCTAACCCGCAGACCCGCCGCCTGATCCAGATCAGCGCTGGTGAGGCAGAGAAGCCCAAGGCGCTGCCGCAGGCCGGAGAGCCCGAGGAAGAAGAGGAAGCCAAGCCCGCCATCAAGCCCGCTGCCGCTGCCAAGCCCGCCAACAAGTGGGACGACGAGGACGAAGACGAGGCACCTGCTGCCGAGCCTGCTAAGCGCGCAGCCAAGAAGGAAGAGCCGGTCAACCTCTCCTCCGACCTTGGTTCGCTCGTTGACTCGTGGGCTGATGACGAGGACGAAGACTAATGAGCTTCGGGTACACCCTGCGTATTCGTGACTTGAATGCGAAGGCCAATCAGCGCAAGCTGGGCGTTCGTCTTGGGCGTCTGTGCATCCAGCACGATGTTCCAGTCACGGTAGTCGCGCAGCGTATGGGTGTGACGAGGGCCACGGTGTATAATTGGTTCTGCGGGACTTCGGTCCCGCAGGCCAACGCCGTCTCTCTGATCGAATCCTATATCGCTAGTTTAGAGGGCAGCGCTGCTTAGCACGCGTTACCTAAGTACGTTGTTTGGGGGGTAGCTGGTCACTGCCCTCATGGAGGGTTATTGCGCCATGGAGGGTTTCGATCTGTTGTCGGCAGTGCAGCCAGCGGAGGGCTGGTATGCTGTCGTCGGGATCAATGAGCAAAGCAAACAGCAGGAGCTCGTAGAGAGCCGGGAGGAGCTAGATAAGTGGGTGGAGCGTTTCCTCCGCCGCAAGATGAACGTATTTTTCGGAGTCGCCAAGTTTAAGAGCGATGACGGGCGCAAGAAGGATAACGTCCAAGCCCTCAAGGCTCTCTGGCTCGACATCGACTGCGGGCCGACCAAGGACTACCCCTCGCAGAACGAAGCACTGCAGGCACTCAAGGGGTTCTGTAAGACCGTAGGTCTCCCCCGGCCCATCGTCGTCAACTCAGGACGCGGGCTGCACGTATACTGGGCGCTGACCGAGGCCGTTACCCGCGAAGAGTGGGAGCCGGTTGCTGCCCGCCTTAAGGAAGTCTGCGTGGCGCAGGACCTGCGGGTTGACCCTGCGGTGTTCGAAGTGGCGCGCATCCTGCGCATCCCCGGCACGTTTAACTATAAGGGCGAAGAGCCCATCGAAGTGCAGGTGCTGGGCACTGGCGACCCCGTGTCGCTGCAGTTCATGCGTGAGACTCTGGGCGTTAAGGCACGCCCCGCCTTGGCACCGACTGGCCCGCGCCAGCCTCCGAGCCCGCTAGCGCAGCTGATCCAGAACAGCATCGACACCAAGTTCTCCAAGATCATGAAGCGCGGTGCAGATGGCTGCGCGCAGCTTAACGCCAGTTATGAAGAGCAGGCCGACCTGTCGGAGCCGCGCTGGTTCAGCGTGCTGTCCATCGCCAAGTTCTGCTCTGACCGGGATAAGGCCGTGCACAAGATGTCGGCTGGGCACCCGGACTACGACCCGGATAAGACCGAGCAGAAGCTCAAGCACATCGTTGGCCCGCACACCTGCGCAGAGTTCGAGAAGAATAATCCCGGCCTGTGTGCGTCATGCCCGCACTTCGGGAAGATCAAGTCACCTATCGTGCTAGGCAAAGAACTGGCCGAGGCGACCGAGGAAGATAACGTCATCCAGCAGCCCAACGAGGCTGGCGTCGAGAGCACCTACCGCATCCCGGAGTATCCGTTCCCCTACGTGCGTGGGAAGGCTGGGGGCATCTGGCGCAAGCCGCTGCTGAAGGGCGACGAGAAGGACGACGAGGAAGGAGAGCCCATTCTGGTCTACCCATACGACTTCTACATCGTGAAGCGCATGGAGGACCCAGCAGACGGCGGGGTGGTGCTATTCCGCCTGCATACCCCGCAGGACGGCGTGAAGGAGTTCTCGCTCTCTACCGCAACCGTGATGGCGACTGACGAGCTCCGCAAAGCTCTAGCAGCCAAGCACATGGTGTTGCTCAAGAAGCAGTTCGACCTACTTATCGACTACGTGGTCCGGTCGTTCCAAGAACAGTTTCATAACAAAAAGGCAGAGCAAATGCGCAACCAGTTCGGATGGGCAGATAACGACAGCAAGTTCATCATCGGCGACCGGGAGGTCAGCGTCGAGGGCACCTACCATAGCCCGCCTTCGTCGGCCACCAAGGTGCTGGCAGACTACGCTACCCCGGCAGGGACACTGGAGAAGTGGAAGGAGGTCTTCAGTCTCTATGGGCGTAAGGGGCTGGAGGCATCGGCCTTCGCTGCGGCAACCGCCTTCGGCGCACCGCTGCTCAAGTTCTCAGGTCAGCGCGGGGCGATCATCAACCTCGTGAACACCCACTCAGGCACAGGCAAGACGACGATCCTGCACATGGCTAACAGCGTGTGGGGCAACCCGGAGAAGCTCTGCGCCAAGAAGGACGACACGTTCAACTCGAAGGTCTTCAAGCTCGGGGTGCTGTGCAACCTGCCGGTTACCTTTGACGAGATGTCGAACACTGACCCCAAGCAGCTTAGCGAGCTTGCCTACCTCATTACGCAGGGCACGGGCAAAGACCGCATGAAGGCATCCTCGAACGAGATGCGGGTCAACCTCACCTCATGGCAGACCATTGCACTCTGCTCGTCGAACCACTCGTTCTACGAAAAGCTGGAGATGCTCAAGGACAGCCCGCAGGGCGAGATGATGCGCATCATCGAGTACAGCCTCGACTATTCAAGCGCCATCGACACGGAGACTGGCAAGCAGATGTTCGACCACCAGCTGCTCGAAAACTACGGGCATGCTGGGGAGATTTATGCGCGCTACCTGCTGGCTGAGCACAAGAAGGTCCGTGACCTCTACCTCACCATGCAGAACAAGCTCGACACGATCCTCAAGCTTACGCAGCGCGAGCGCTTCTGGTCGGCGACTGTCGCTGCCAACCTGACCGGCATCTACATCGCCATTCACCTCAAGCTGGTGGACTGGGACATCGCACCGATCTTCAAATGGGCATGCAAGATGATTAACGATCTACGGGCGAACGTCGCCCCGCCCCCGCAGGGCGATAAGCAAATCCTCGGCGACTTCCTTGTGGGCCGCGTGGATAACATCCTGATCGTCAATGACGGGGCCGACCGGCGCTCCAAGATGCAGGAAGTCCCGCTGCTGGAGCCGCGCCGTGAGCTTATGATCCGCTACGAGCCTGACACCCAGAAGGTGTTCGTTACCGCTGCATCGTTCCGGCAGTACTGCTCATCGCGTAACATCGGTTACCGCGAGACGCTCAACAAGCTCAAGAAGTCGGGCATGTTCGTGGGGTCGGACCCGAAGCGCATGGGTAAGGGGATGAAGTTCAACCCGCCCCCGGTGCAGGCACTTGAGTTTGACGCGACCCATCCTGACTTCGTGGCGATGGACGGCTTTGTGCCCGAGCAGCCTGAAGCACAGGAGGCTAGCGATTGAAGGTAGCGGGGGTTGAGTACGAGGTTAACTGGCGAGCCTTCACCAAAGGCAAGTCGCTATTCTTCCCGTGCCTCGACCCCCAAGAGGCATGGCGAGAGCTTCGCCCGACCCTCCGCAGACTACGTCTAAATGTAGTCCATAAGAGCGTAGTGGACCCCAAATCTGGTATTAGGGGTTTACGAATCTGGAGGATATGATACGGGGTGAGACGGAAGTTTGCTCCTTCCAATGGTTGACCCTCCCCCGCCGGGCCCTCCTCCGGCGGGGGTTTTTTATTTGACCCTGAAGGGTTCCGCCGACCGACGTTCCTGCTCCGGCGACTTCTTACTGATGAGCATACCCTCCATGGTGCGCGACTCACGCTCTGCACGGCCAGTGAGCGAGCGCTCAATCGACTCCATGGTAATCATGAGGTCCGGATCAGGGTAGGTGCGGTTGAACGGCACAACGGTCTCGGTCCAGAACTTATTGAAGTCCTTCTCCGTAGCGATCTCGCCGGAGTCGATCTTGCGCTCCAGCTCGTCGAGAATATCGACCTTCTCGCCCTTGATGCGGTCCTCGTTCTTCTTGGCCGTGATGTAGTAGTCCTGCCAGCGAGCAAGCCGCGCAGAGCGCGCACCAAGGACCGACCGGGCAATGTCACCTCCCGTGATGTCTTCCTTCGGAATGACGATGTCGCCCTTACGGGTCTTGATGCCTTCCTGACCGCTGTAGTAGGCAGCGACCGGTGCACGGAAGAACGCAGGCAGCAGCTTCTTAAGGGCCGCGCTGGTGTTCTCCTTCTCGACGTCTTCCGCCGCCTTAAGCATCTGCGAGACCATGCTGAACCCGGCGACGTTGGCGATGAGGGCGCTAATTGCCGTGCTCTCAAGGCTGTCACCTGCGATAGGCTCGCGATACCACATGCTCACAAGGTCGAGCGTCAGCGTGCCAGCTAGTTCCGTATCCGTCATCGCCCCCGGTACACCACCAAGCACAATATCCGCGAAGTCCACGTCGCCCTTCTCAGGCGTGCCAAGATGCTCCATCACCCAAGCCTTGAACATGAGGTCGGCATCGTAGGCAGTGCGTGGGTCGATACCCAGCAGCTTGCGCACGTCATCATCGTCTTCTTGGTCAAAGCCTTCGGCGAGAGCCTGCAACATGATTGTGTAGAGCGGAAGCCCCGTGATACCACCGAGAAGGGCACCCATCATAATGACGCCCGAGAACTCCTTGAGCGCACCAGCCATATAGGCAGTATCTTCCTTGGTCATCTTGCCACGGCCAGTAGCCTGACGCGCCGCGCCGCGAAGCGGGGCAGCGATGATGTCCCGGAATGCACCGACCATAAACTTGGTCTGCAGGATCGGGTGCATCTTGAACAGGAAGAACGCACGGGTGACTTCACCCTTAGCGATACGCGGACGCTCCCAGTCGGCGAAGTTACCGATGGTGTCATCGACGATACGCATGGCCTTCTGCAGGGCGATCTCACGCCGCTGTTCGCGCGGCATGGAGGGGTTCTCCTTGGCCTGCTTCTTCATCTCCAGCTCGAAGGCCATGTAGAAGGTGGCCTGCCGCGAGATGTTTTCCGTGCCGGTGAAGAGGAAGCTCATCACCTTACCCACGTTAGCGTTCAGGTCTTCGAGCTTACCAGTGAGGCTACCCTGCAGCGACAGCGGGTTAGCGCGCGTGTTGTGCACCATAGTGTCAGCGGTGGTCATCAGGATACCACGCTCGGTGCCAGCTTTCAGCGCCCACTGCAGGTCTTCGCTGTTCTTTACGAAGTTAGACCCGTTCACGTTAGGCATGATGGTGTCTAGGAAGTCACCGAAGCCCGTATCGGTCCGCTCGATCTTAACCCGACCAAGGCTGTCCCACATCTTCATGTACTTGATCCACATGGCGGTGCCTTCGGCATAACCGTAGTCGCGCCAGAAGCGCGGTACGACGCGCATGGGGATGTTGGCGAAGTTGGTCAGTGCGGTCTTAGCCGACGTCAGGTAGTAGTAGAACGAGAAGCGGTTGAGGGCGTTTACGAACGTATTCAGCGACCCACGCTCTGGCGGGTTAAGCTCCTGCTCAGCCCGCAGCTCCAGTTCGCGGGCGAAGTCACCCAGCATGCTCTTTTCGCTAACCGGACGCTCGACGTCGTTGATGGTATCATCAATCGCCTTGGTAGCCGTGCGGACACGGCCCGCATAGGCCAGCTTGGTCAGTTCGTTTGCGTTCGTGATGATCTGGCTCTGGAGATTCCCAAGGGTGTTCACCGAGAAACCAGCAATCTGCTTAGCGTGCATGAAGTGGCGGCGTGCCGACCGCTCGGGGGTGGTCATGAGCCACGTCTGGTAGATTTCATCCATCAGCTGACGCATGTCGATGTTGTCGTTCTTGACGTACTCGTCGCGCGCCTTACCCACGATGTCAAAGACGCGCTGCATCAGGGTATCGCTCTCACGCAGGGTATTCTGCAGCTTGCCAATGTCGTGACCCTCATCGAAGATTGCACCGCTCTCGGGGTCCTCCTTGAGCATCTTGGCCAGCTTGCGACGGCCCTGTGCCAGCTCGCGGGCGCTTTCAAAGACGTAGAACTGCTCTTCACGGCCCTTTGACAGGTCTTCCTTGACGCGCAGCCAGTGCTGGCCATCGCGCAGCATCGGGAAGTACTCCTTGTCGAACAGGTCGGCATCGAGGTCCCAGAACAGATCACCGGCCTTCTGCCGCTCAGTCGGGGACTGCATCTCGCGCATCATCCGTGCCCGGATGTCACGGATGCGAACCGCTTCCTCCTTACCCAGACCACGCTCAATGCGCTCGTCAAGCAGTGCCTGCCGGGCCTCAAGGATGCGCTTATGGTACTCGCGCTCAGCCTCATAGAGTTCGAGGCCACCCTTCTGCTTAGCCAGTTCCGCCTTAGCAGCGTAACTGTCGCGGATGCGCTGCGTGACCGCAGCCAGCTGCTTGACCTTAAGCAGGACCTTGTCGGCATCGACTGCTACCTTGGAGAGCTGATGGGCTTTCGTCCGCAGCGCGGGGGACAGGTTAACCTTATCCTTGAGCACTGAGGTGCCATCCGACTCCTTAGCAGCCTGCTCCTTGATCGCGTCGATCAGCTTGCGCGTCTCTGCCTTGTTGTTCGAGTTCGATAGCAGTTCGCCCTCAATGGCCTTCACCAGCCGGTGCTTGGCCAGCGCCTCGTCCATCGTGTCGAATGCGAGGAAGTCGATCTCGTTAATGCGGTTGGTGAACTGGGCACGGGCGAGCGCACCGCTGCCGTTCTTACGCACGAAGGTCTTCATGTCGCGGACGATGTCATCGCCAGCAGCCATCAGGTTGACGCGCAGGCCATTCATCTTGCGTACGGTGTCAACGAGGACTTCTGCAACTTCGTATACAGCAGGTGACTTACGCTGAAGCCAACCAGTGATGCCCGAGGTCGGCATTGACAAAAGCGCCTTCTTGCGCACCGGAGACGCCGTACCTTCATCAAAAGCAATCGCATCGCGCAGCTTCGAGGTGTTCTCGGTCGCTTCCTCGATCCCATCCACCATGCCGTAGACGCTCATGGTGTCTTCCACGCGGCGGCGACCCGCGCTCAGCCCAGCGGCTGCATCGACGACCTTCTTTTT